CAGCGCCTTGATGTCTTTGTTGATGATGCCGTATTTGGAAACGGCGTCTGCATCTTCAACGTATTCGTATTGAACTTCGCCAAGCGATTCGTAAGTTTGGTACGCAACAGTTGCGGTGGTGTGACGAGCCTTTTGGGATGTGCCGCTATAAACAAAGATGCCGTCAACAACGTTGCTTGGTCCCAGTAGATATTGCGAATCGGTTGGCTTGTCCTGTTGCAGCACCAGCGAACCAGCGCCGTAGTACGCGATGCCACGGAACAGGCTGGTCATCTCTTGGATAACGTTATAAACCTCGTCGCGGCTGTTAATTAGCAGGTTGCAGGAGAAACGAGGTTCTAAGCCGCCTTTGCCGTCATCAACTAGCTCGTTGCAGTATTGGCTGATGGAATAGAAGTCATAGCGGTCAAGGCTGCTGGTAGGGACACTGGCGCCGTAACGGGTATTGGTCAGTAGATCCCATAGGCACCATGCTGGATCGTTTGTCCATGTTGCTGCAGCAAACGTACCGTCCCAGACACCGGAGTAAGTGATGCGTCCCGGATACGTGGTGGTGTCAACGGTGGCATTGCTCGGGATGGCAACTTTGATGCCGCGAACCAGATATTTGCGGCTCGGGATGTTATTGAACTGGCGCGAGTCAAAGCGCAGGAACGCAAGCGCAGAGTTTGGATAACGGAATCGCTGATCAATAATTTCGGTGTAGCTGTACCAGTACAGTTCGTTTTGCGTTCTGGCCGATGAGGCGTCATCGCTGGTACGAACGACTTTGATGTCAACAGGAAACGCGCCAGTCAGTTCAAAGATGTAATCACGCTGGTAACGGCTGCTGGTTTTACCTGCAATCGTGTCAGTAACAACGGTGTTAAATCCACCGCCGTTGTATTGAACTTTGATTTCTAGCGAAACGCTGGTGGCAAGGATGTCGCCGTTGGTCTGAAACTGTTGAAGGTTTGGGACAACAATGGTGACGCGGATTCGGTCAATGTTGTTGTTGGCAATCGAGCGAGTTACAGGAAAGTCTTTGGTGACTTCAACGTTGACAATGTTTTCGCTTTCGGTGCCAATGATGTCTGGTATTACCGCCTGATCTTGTGTGCCATTGCGAGTAACAACTGTGTAGCCGGTGAAGTTGGGGCTGTCGTTTGAATCAACGATTGGCGTGCTATCGAGATAAATACCCTTCGTGCCGTTTTCAATGCCTTGAATTTCGCCTTCACCGAGAAGGTCCAGCACATTGGCGTATTGGACAGATTGCAGTGAATCGTCTGCTTCCGTTGGGGTTCGTTGCGCTGCACCACCGCCAGCGCCCTTGCCGCCTCCACCACCGCCACCGCCTGCGCCAGCGATGCCAAGACCAAGACCAGCGTTGTGTACACGAACGCCGTTGGCAATAAAAGTGTGGTGACCTTCGACGGTCAGGTTGTAAACCGTGCCGGTGCAGAATTCGGTCTTACCGACGATGGGGCGAAGGTGGCCGTTGGCATCAACGAGGCAGTCGTCAGAGCCGAGCGTGTCGATCTCGACGAAGGCGTTGAACTGGTTTAGAACCCAGTGGTTCGGGGTGGCATCAAGATGCTGACCGCCCCAGAGCGTGTAACGGATAACGCGCTCGTTTTCGTGTTCGTGAACCTTGAGGATCTTGGCTTCGTGAACTTCGCCGGTGTGATCAAAGCTGAGAACCAGATCGTCAGGGCGCAGTTCGTCGATGCGGCGCTGACCAGCCGGAACACTGACGAGCGTATGCCCTAGGAAGCAACCGCCACCACCGCCACCACCAGAGCCAACAATTCGTGTCATATCAGTTGATCCACGTCAATACCAACCGAGATTACAGACGATCCGGTGAAGCAACGGCCATAAATAATTGGAACTGGCATACCTTGCTTTTCGGTGTTGACGATGCCCGAAAAAGTAAAGGATTCAAACTTTGCGGCGTCGCGCCCACGTTCGTATGTGTTGACGGACGCAGTTGAATTAACTGGAGACGGCGAAATCGCTTGGGCAATACCTGTAAAAAGCAAGCCAGCGCCGATAGTGCCAATCGCAATAGATGCGGCACTACCCAACACAAAACCACTTTGGATGGCAAATCCGGCGGCTAGCGGTCCAGTTGCGGCTGTTCCTGTTAAGCCAGCTCCAAGGCCAAGAAAACCTGCACCAGCACCAGCGGTCAAGATGGCAAATGCAACCAAGCCGACGCCAGCCAAAATCTGTCCGGTGCCACCACCAGCGCCAGTAACAACAGGAGTGATGCTAAAAACTTCGCGCTCGCTCCAAGGCAACACCAAAGCCATTGAAGTTTCGGCTGTTATTTTCTCTTTTCCGATGGTTACGCGATAGCTAACGCCATCGTTTTCGCTATCCAATAACCACTTTTCTAGGCCGGGAAAGTTAATGCAAAGTGCCTTAAGCGCCTGCGCTGGGGTATCGGCCTCAAACTGGAAGCGGCATTGCCCCAGCTTTTTGCGGAGTGCGCCGTAGACCTTAACGACTTTCATGCCGCAGGACTCGGGCGGTGCTCTTCAAATAATAACCGCCGTATACGTCCCTGCTACTGAGCCGTTTCTGGACGTGGTGGATGATCAGTTGGTCACCTAGGTAGATGGCGGCGTGGTTGGGCAGCGGTGATTGCAGTTGCATCAGGATGGCGTCGCCGTACTGCAGCTCATCCAGCGGGATAGGGTAAAAGCCTTCGTTGGCGAAGTTGTCTAGGTATAAATTCTCACCCCGTAGCCAGAACTCGTCGCGGCGGTCGTAATCGCGGAGGTTGAGGCCAAATTCGCGGTTGTACCAGTCCCTGCAGAGCGTGTAGCAGTCCACCACGCCAAAGACGAACTCGCGCCCTACGTAGGGCAGTTCAAAGCCTTCTGGCTGGCAATAGCCCCACTGTTCGGTTTGAGGATTGACGATGTGCCACGGCAAGCCGGATTTTTCGCAGGCAACGCGGTCGGCTTGGGATGGTGCTGGGTTGGTCTTCGGGTGGCTATGCACCACTGCCACAATTTCGCCCTGTTCTTCGGCGGCAACGTAGTCGGCGGGGTCCAGCACAAAATGTTCGTCTGGTGTTTCGGCCATGTTGCGGCAGGGAAAATACCGTTTGCGACCCTTGACCACCGCCACCAATCCGCAGGATTCCTTCGGGAACTCAGACTTGGCGTGTTCCAGTACAGCAGCCTGTACGGCTTCGGATAACTTCATTGGGTCAAGCCTGCGCTAGGAAAGGAACCGAACGGCAAAACCGCAACGTCCCTAAAGGTGTAGTTCTGATCTGGAGCAACAAAGGAATACGTTTGAGAAGTGAAGGTTGGGATTTGGTAGAAGTCGTAGTTGTTGTAAGTGCTGCCGGAATTAGGCGCCGAGTAGTTCAGGTAGACGTTATTGCCGCTGATCGAAGAAATTTGAGCTTTGGCGCTCTTGGGAATACCGGGACCAGTTACGTATTGACCAACCGCAAGAGATGATACGTCGGTCACATTCATTTGGGTTGTATACGGTTCAACACGAGTTTCATAACCCGGAACATTCTGATACTGCGGTCCAGCTTTATTAGCGCCAACGAGGATACGGCGATAAACGGTTACACGCGTATATTGAGGAACCAAATTGCCTGATTTAGTGCCAACAGCGGTCAAAGTATCCCATAGATCCCAAGGCTGGCCAAGGGTTAGCGTCGTTCCAGAGATTGAAAGGATCGTTGCGTTTGGCGGTACATTTGGTCCGCTAACCTTCATGCCAATCGCTAATCCGGTTGTATTGCTAACAATTAGATCAATGCGATTGCTTTGAATCGTTCCGGTTTTTGTAATTGATGTGGTCGCCGTGGCGTTGGCACTCATGGTCACGGTTGTGCCACTGACAGCCGATACAGTCGTGCCGCTCGGGACACCAAAGCCCTTTACGGAAGCGCCAACTTCAACGCCGAAAGTTGCGCCAGCAACGATCATCTGATTGCTACCAGCGGTAACTGATGCCTGACGGACAAATTGACCGAAGCGGGCATTGCAACTTGAAACTCGCTTACCGCATACATCAGCCGCCAGCGTTGCCACGTTGTTGTCATTGGCGTCAAAATAAATGCTGCCGGTGTATCCGCATTCAGTGCTGCGGTATTTCCACTGGCAGATGTTGGCAATAATTTGGCGCTTGGGAATCATCACGCCAGCGAGGTCGAATTTGCTGGCGAGTTCGAAGCTCACAGAGTCGCGGTTTTCGCTTGCCTTGCGGTCCACGTACCAGACCTCATCGGGGAATTTGGCGTGCGGGTCTGCGGCGGTTTCGCCGTCAAGGTATTTCTTCAGGGTGCGGATCCGCTTGACCGTGGCGCCACCGAGGTCGTTACCGGGCGTGGTGGCGTTGACCAGCAATAGCAGCGTGGTCATGGTGCCGTCCAAGTTGCTAATGGTCAGTGTGGGACGCGGCAACGTACCTGTATTGGTGTATTCAAAGCCTTCAGCCTTAACGGGCAAGCGGACATAGGCGTTGCCGTTCCATGTGATGTTGCCGCTGACGTTGGCGTTGCAGCCGTTGTGCCAGCGGTAGGTATCACTGCTGCCGTGCAACGTGCTGTCCAGCGTCATCTCAAACAGTTCGATGATGGCGCTCGGTGCCAGTGCGGCCAGCTCCTCGTAGACGCTGCTAATCGCCGTCCAGACAACCGTGCCATCGGTGATGGTGCTGCCAATGTCGGTTGGCCACGTGGGTTGAGTGCTGGAGCTGGTGCCAGCCGTGGTGCATTGGAAGACAAGACCGGACGCCTGCAGGCTGCTAGCGCGGACAATATCGCCAACGACGTATGCAGTTGAACTAGCCCAAGCCGAGTACGCCATCAGGGTTCAAATACTTGTTGAAAGGTGGCCGTGATGGTGGCGCGGTTGTTGTACGTGATGGTTTTATTCCATTGCTGGCAAATCCACTTGTACGACGTTG